GTTACTTGGGCGGCGATGAGCGCAAAAAGACAAGGCGATATTACAACTGAGATATTTACTCGGTTAAATCGTCTAGAAACTGCAACTGCTCGACTTGAAGAACGCTCCTTAACCAAAGGTACGAATGAAACCAATTACTAGGCAAGAGAATGCAAAAAGAGCAGAAAGAATGGAGAGGCTGTTTTTTCTAGATGGCCGAGATAAGAAGTCACATCCAAGGCATGGAGTATTTAGTGGTTTAGAGGAAGAGATAAAAATATATAAGAAGTGGAGAGAGAACTATTGGAAAATAGATCATTATTGCCTGTAGAAAAAAGTTGTCTAATTTATAAAAAGCCTGCATTGCTAGATCCCCACCAGTGAGCTTGGTGCGTGCAGGCTACCTATTGCTTCTTAATATGTCGAAAGAGTAAGGGGTTTACCCCTAATAAGTAGATATCAAGCTATTATATGAATGCCGAGAGGCACTGATCACTTGAGCATTTTAAATGACCTTTAAAATTTGCAAACTAAAGATGAGACTATCTAGAGATGGATTTGTTTCATACAACTGTGAAATCCGTAAGGGTGGATCAAGAGGCAAAACAGTTGCTTATGTAGACCAAGAAGGTGTTGGCGGCTCTGAACATATCTACGGATATGAAGGGAAAGAAGCCTTGCAAGAAATCAAAGATTGGATTTGGGACAATTGCAGACTTATGTTTTTGCAATATGAAACCCAGTGTTATTTATTAACTAACAATCTTAAAACTGTAAGACGCGATGACCCAAAACTTCTCGATTATTTAAAGCCTAAAAGAAAGGCTTGGATAAACAAAGAAGAAGAGCAAGTTACATGTGATGACCTTGTTGGTTGGTGGGCAACTACCACTGCTGAAGACAAATACTACAAATAGGTTTCAAATGAAAATCAAAGCATCTGAAATTAAACATGAATTTCATACAGATTCTGAAGGAGCAGAACTACTCAAATTGATTGAAGATATGGGTTGGGATTACGATAGGTTTTCATCTTCGGGCCAACAAACTTACGATCAAATTGGGAAACTTTTGGGCTGGGAGGATAAGTAAATGAAAATCACTCATGTCAACTCAGTCAACAAGCCTTTACTTTTTAAGGCTTATCAAAACAGCAGAGAAGAACTTAAATCATTGACTATCATCTCAATCGTTGTAATTTCTTACTTAGCTCTTACATAAAAAACACCCCTCTTCGGAGGGGTTTCTCTTTGCCGAGGAGCAGCCGAATACAAGAGCGCGTGTGCGTAAATAAGGCGGCCCCGTGATCAGACTATTCTTTATTGAATGGTTGGGTATCTATCCCTCGGCTTAAAAAAATTGGTGAAGGTTTTTATGCGGTGCCTTTCGGGTTAAACCTTCTTTAAAACCGACCCACTATATTTAAGGACTAGGGGTTCAGTCCGTAATCAATTTAAATACCCTGCGCAGCATTAGCAAGATCAAGTACACGTTTTAATGGTATCGCTGCAACTTGAGGAACAATACTATTCCCCAACGCCTTTAATCTTTTAGCTCTGTCCACCCTAGAGGGAACCCCATTAGGATCTCGACAAATGACGGGTTTAATACTCCATTCTCTCCAATTTCCTTTGAGTTCGTGAGGTGTGTTTCGCCATGTGTATGTATTCTTGCCGCCATTTCTGTCTCTAAATATTTCTTGTGTTCTAGCTTTGCCATATTTTTCGATAGTCTCATTTCCATTCCCTTCGCTGCCCTTGGGGTAGGCAATAATCCAAATCCGGTCTCTCTGGTGACAGGTTTTCCAAGACGACGTATCGCGGCTGTAATAAGCAAATGACTCTATAGAGTTCGTACCACAAACCAGATTGTGAAGTCTTTGTGATCCCTTCGCGGTGTCCACAATTTGAGATTGACTGACAGGGAAACCCCCCGCAAATAACGTCTGCTGAATATGGTTCGGGGTTGTAGGTTCTGATGTCATGGAATTGTTCGACATGGGGCCAATGCTTTTTTAATACCTTTTGGCAAAATGGTTCACACTCGACAAATGCAACCGTTTTAAATCCTCCAACAAGTTTTTCTGCCGCATAGCTAAAACCGCCAATTCCTGAAAAAGTATCAATGAGGCGAAGGTCATCCATTCGCTTTGCTTATTAAAAGTCTTACTCCTGGCGGCTCTTTCTCGTCTGTCCACATCTTTGAAACGGTCCAGCGAATGATTTGACTATCGTTTCGCGCTATCCCTGCCTGTTCTATTGAGTCTCCGATTCCTCTCGTTAGTTTGTCGAGATCTGGTTTCGTTGCCTTATGAGGTGGTGCTGATCTAAGAAGACCTCTCACCCCATAATGTGATTTCGGTCTTACAAATTTAAAATATGCCGTCACATATAAAGGAGCGTTTTGGTTCCAATCCTCTGGAGCAGCATCAGCAAGAGCAATAATCACTTTTGAGCGCCACTCTTTAAGCAAGGCATCGTTTGTATATCGAAGACCTCCAAAGCGCGGATTACCAACTAATGACCCCTGTGGAACAGGAGCACCAATCACTTGAATTTCGATGGTGTTTGTTGTTTTTTCCAATGGTGGATTAATACAGTTAATTCTTTAATTCGCTTTAACGCGTGCTTGATTTTTTCTTCAGTTTTCACTTTTCTTGAGTGTGAATTGCCAAGTGAAACCAGTGGGCTGTTCAACTGCAATGTCGTCATCAATCTCGTCTTGTTTCTTTTTCTTTAAGTCCCTTTCTAGATTGGTGACCACTTCAGAATATATATATTTCTTAGGCAGGCTCTTCCTGGAAACGGTAACGCCTTCTTCAGAGTGCCTTTCTTTAATGTTTCCCATTTCATAATGCTCATCTACTTCTTTTTTTAAAAGATAAAGTTGGGCATTTCGCTCATTAATTTCTTGCTTTAGTTTTCTTATTTCTGAAAAAACGCGTGAAACAGGATTCATAAGAACTTTTTGTTTGATTTGATCAAATTCGGATTCAATAGAGGGGGTCATCAAATTCGTTGTAATTAATAGGTTTTGTTGATGTGAAGCAGTTTTCTAAATGGTTCACCAAGCTTGCTTTCACGTATGGGTCATCAAATAAAGCCATCCATACTTTTAAGCTTTCAGCCTCTTCTTCTGGAGTCTCTTGATAAACGAAGTAATCCTCAGAGTCAGATGCCTTGGAGATGCTGGGAGACCGAATAAAAGAAATCGGCTCTCTCTGTTTCTGTGTTTTGCGTAGTAATAGCAACAATAGACGATGAAGAAGTTTCATGGACATCACCAAGGGAACGGAGATCAGAAGCCAGATTGGAAGAAAACAAAACAAAAGGAAGGCCGATAATGGCGAACGCGACTGCTTTCTTGAGTTCTTGCATTTCATAAGTTTGTAGGTAATTTAATCATGCCTTAAGGGTTTACCCTTGGCAAGCCTACGCAGCAATAGGAAGACCAAATAATAAAGAACGCCATATTCTTACATCTCCAGCGTGCCTGGTTGAACGAGAACTTGCCATCGTTTGGTTTGTTTTTTCAATCCAACCTTCTCTAGCTGCTTTTAAGAATATTGGTCCCAACGCTCTGTTGTCATGAGTTTCTATCCCTAAAAGTTCTATCCCATCCCAGACATCATTAGCAGTTATAAATTGCTTATGCCTTGCGTGGTTTACTAATGCTTTAAAAGCTACGCGGCGGAAGTCCTCATTTGCGTTTTTATTTACGCGATTCATTCCTTCCTCTTTTTTTATTTGAGGTGCGAAAAGGTCAGTTTGATGCATTTTAAATTTGGGGTTGTTTAGATAAAAATTCAGTTTTTGCTTTTTCATATCTCTCCAAGCATTCTTTTG